GCAGCACTGGCCGATGAACATAAGCAACGTCCAATCATTCGCCGCCATTGATAAGGCAAAAGCGCGAAACGGCAACAACCAGGGGACCTACACATCGGGACTCCGCGATACTAGATTTTAATAAAACAACACATCAACATGGCAAAACCAAGAGGACAAGAACTCGGAGTATCGGGCACATCGATGCTCAACGGGGTCATCACAGAAGAGTACAACACTGCGCTTTCCGGCCGGGAAGGCGTCGAGGTTTATGATGAGATGCGCAAGAGCGACGGTACCGTCCGAGCAACAGTGCAGGCCATGTCGCTGCCAATCCAACGCGCCCACTGGTACGTGAAGCCGAGCGATGAGAATGATCCCAAGGCGGTCGAGATTGCCGAGTTTGTAGAGTGGAACCTGATGCACGGGATGAGCATCACCTGGGCCGACTTTTTACGCCAGGCATTGTTGATGCTGCCACTTGGATGTATGCCGTTTGAAAAAGTGTTCGATTTCAAAGTAGACCCGACCGGAGCCGAGCGCATCATCTGGAAAAAGCTAGCGCCGCGCATGGCCAAGAGTATCTACTACTGGCAGATGGAAAACGGGGAGGCTGGAGTGCAGCAATTCACCGATGACGGCCGAATCATAAACATACCCATCGAAAAGCTGCTGATTTTTACCAATGAAAAAGAAGGGGATAACTGGTGGGGAACTTCAATCTTGCGAGCGCCATACAAGCACTGGTTCTTCAAAAACACCTTCTACAAGCTAGACGCCATCGCATTCGAGCGCCAAGGGGTAGGTATCCCATACGCGATTACGCCGCAAAGCACCACTGATGAAGATATCGCCAAAGCCGAACGATCGCTCAGCCGACTGCGCGCCAATGAAGAGGCATACATGTTGATCCCTTACGGATGGGAAGTGGGATTCATGGACATGAAAGGCAGCAGCACCCGGGACCCCGAAAAGAGTATCGCGCACCACAACCGGGAGATTACCAAGTCTATGCTCGCGCAGTTCCTAGAACTCGGAGCTGGCAGCACAGGCAGCTACGCGCTAAGCGAAAACCAGCAAGACCTATTCCTGAAGAGCCTGGAGGCGGTCGCGCACAGCATCAAAGACCCATTCAACAAATACGCCATCCCGCAATTGGTTGATATGAACTTTGACACCAATGACTACCCCACGCTCGAGTTTGCCGACATCGCGCACACCGACGTGGAAAAGCTAGCCACCGCATATAGCAGCCTAGTGACATCCAGCGCAATCCGACCGCAAGAAGCCGATGAGACACACTTCCGCGCACTGCTAGGACTACCGGACCAAGAAGAGGCTGCAGATGAAGAGGTAGACGGTCCAGAGGCAGAACCAACCACACCGGAACCAACCGATGATGAGGTGGATGAAGCCCTGGCCGAAATAGAGATGAGCGAAGACGGTCTGCGCTTCATGCCTAAAAAAAAAAGCAATGACACAACCCTAAAGCAACACAGCGAGCAGCTGCAAGCCAAGCTCGCCAGGATGCCCCGGGCACAACGTATGGACTTCTGCACCCAAAATATAAAGACCATCGCCCATAGCGACAAACCACGCTGCCGTGCATACGTGACGGTGCTGAGCGAGTTTCTGCGCATCGACCGGTCCCAGGTATTTAAAGAGAACAACGACTACAAGGGATGGCGGCCGCTAACATTTGCCGAAAAGAAGGTGAACCTGACCGGGCTGAATAAAGAGCTGGACCGCATCGAATCGAAGCTGACCGTTGACGCCAAAGCATTGCTGAAAAAAGAGAAAGAGGTATTTGTAGCCAAACTAGAGGATGCCATCCGTAAAAACGACACGGCCGCAATTAAAAAGCTGGAGATGGCCATGGCAGGGAAGCTAGCCGCGATTATAAAAAAGAGCAGCAAGGAAGCCTACAACTACGGAAAGAACAGCGCCGCCCGGGAGATGAACGTAAAGACCCCGGCGTCAAAGCTAGTTACAACCCAGCAACTAGATATCTCAGCTGACACCGCCGCCAAGCGTACAGCCGAAAAAATGAGCAGCGCAGCCAAGCAAACGCTGGCCCAGGGGATAAGTAAAGGGGAAACGGTAGCCGTGGTAATTGCATCGGTAGACAAAGCCATTGCCAAGGTGATAGATGCAGACGTAAACACCATAGCCGGAATCACCGGAGGCCAATACATGAACTACGGTCGCAACGCCACGTTCCAGGCGAACCTTGGGGATATCTACGCGCTGCAGCGATCGGAAATACTAGACCAGCGCACCTGTAACTATTGCCTGAGCGTCGACGGCCGGATAGTCGAGAAGGATGACCCGTTCGCGCAAAATACAATCTTTCACTCGGGCTGTTTCATTGCGGGTACACAGGTAAAAACCAAGGACGGAGATAAGAATATAGAAGACGTCAAAGTCGGCGAAAAAGTATACACACACAAAGATAACTGGAAATCTGTCTATCACACAATGGCTAGAGCTTATAGTGGCGACATCATGCACATCGAGCTAGAGAATGGGAAAGTGATTACCTGTACACCCAATCACCCTTTCTGGGTAAATGGAGAATGGGTACCAGCTGAAGACCTTACGGCCGACAGTGTTCTTTCGAGTGACATTTTGGACATAGTGTAATCCCGTTGGATACGTCGAGTCTTAATGCTGGATTGTCTAACACTGAGATTATGTGGTGTGCATGGAGCCGTTTAGTTTCTCCACACTTTGTGCAAGCATTACCGTCTCGCTTTTTAACCGCAGCGCGCCATATGTGATGCCCACCTTTGTTCATTAATTTATGATACTCCTTAGTATTGCCATGACTCGTCATCAATGTTCGTGCTCTGGCCGATTGTTCTTTTCTACGTGTTGGATTTCCTGCCCACTGATTTGAGACAGCTTCAGAACCTTGACGCACTTCTATTCCAAAGTGAACAGCAACCTTTCTTAAGGTCTTTACAGGTCTACCCGTTATCCTCTCAATTTCCCTAAAACTTTTTTTCTCTACTTCGTATAGTTTCTTAAAGTTGCTTTTCCCGAGTTTGTCGCAGATATTCAAGAACCGCAATCTCTGACCGCACGCAGCAGAGCAGGCTTTGTGGTGTATCTCTGATAAATACCGATGGTGCTGTGTGTTACAATTTGGGCAAGTCAATATCATATATACATATTCTACCCAAAGACCACGACATATGCAAATAAAAAATATACATCGGCATCAATTTAGCGGAATCGTGCACAACATCAGCGTGGAAGAGGATGAGAGTTTTACAGCAAATGGAGTGAAGGTAAAAAATTGTAGAGGCATCTGGGTGGAGATACTAAAAGATGAAGAGCAGAAGCCACCGATCGACGGCATCCCTGAGAGCATCCGGTCCCGGTTCGGCGGTACAACCAACGAACTAATACAGCCAAAGAAACCGATCACGAAAAAGAGTAGCCTGGCACGGCGTGAGGTAGAGAAGCGAGAAGAGTAAGAGTATCTCGGCCAAACGATATACACCGCTAATGCCGGTGTATATTTATTTAAGCTGTATAACTGCGAGAAGGAGTCTCTTTTGCTTTAAAATTACCCAGAAGGGGTCTCTTATAGTAGGTCTAAAATAGCCCTATTTTATTGACTATTCTTACTCCCCCACTCCCAAGTGGGTCGCCTATAAAAATTAAACCTCTCCTTTTCCACTATATCCCCTATACACCACAAAAGAGGGGAGTGTGTTGTACTGTTAGGTATATGACTAAAACATTAAACGCGCTGAGGTTGGAGTATTCTCAGCTACTAGAATCACAAAATCAAAATCACTTATACAACGGAAGTTTAGTATCGGTTATTCACGGGCAGCAAGATTGATGGACGCCTTAGAAGCTGATGGATTTATTAGTGCACAAAGTGGCAGCAACCCACGAACGGTACTCGGCACATTGTCCGAATAGGAACCTACACTTTTACTCACAACCAGCGTGATACAATAAAAGCTAGAGGCGGAGCGAATGAGCGTGACCGCCCTAAGTGTTTTACCTCATCCAAAAACCTACACAAAAAGCGCCCGTGACGGCGCTTTTTGTATTGCTTGACTGTTCACTTGATGTGTTACCCCATAATACATATGCTACAATCTCAATTAAGGATACCGATGGCAGCACCAACGGACCGCATGCTACAATTTATTTAATACACAACCATGCCATCAACTATTGAACAAAACCGCAAACTTATATTCGAGGCCCCGGCCAATATGAAGAATCACTTTGTGATGCCGGTCGACCTAATGAAGTTTGCAGAGGACGGCAAAGTACCAACCGAAATACACATTCTGCCATTTGGCGAGTGGGACCACCCGGCCTACGGCAATATAGTGATCGGACAGCGCGAGGCTGAAATGTTCACTGATAACTTTAACGCCAAAATCCGGAACGAAATCCCAATTACTGAAGGCCACGACTTCATGGACGAAAGCCCAGCAGTCGGATGGTTTAAAGAACTGGAGATACGAGATGACGGAGTCTGGGCAAGCGTTGACTGGACCACCAAGGGAAGTACCCTTCTGAAAAACCGTGAATATAAGTATTTCAGCCCCGAGTTCTACACGGTCTATGAAGACCCGCAGACCGGTGAGAAATACATGAACGTTCTGGTAGGCGGGGCGTTGACTAACAAGCCCTACTTTAAAGAACTGGAAGCGGTCGTGCTTTCAGAGCACAACATTAAAAAGCTAAGCGAAATACAAATGAATCTTAAAGATATTCTAGCCAAAGCAATCGGCGACCTGACTGACGCAGAAAAAGCATTCCTGCGCGACAATGTAGCCGACCTAGACGAAACGCAAAAAGTGACGTACAAGGCAATCCTGGATGAAGAGGTGGCACCGGTAGACCCGGTCGAGCCAGTCGAACCGGTAGACCCGGTCGAGCCAGTGGATCCAGTCGAACCGGTAGACCCGGTAGAACCGGTAGATGTACCAGCCCCAGCAGATGCAGACGCTAAAGTGGAAATCACCGCTTCAGAACTGCACACCCTGCGAAACAAGGCAAACGCCGGATATCGAGCAGAGCAGAAAATGCTTGCCAGTGAAATCAAGGGAGCAGTCCAATTGCTGACATTCTCAAGTAACAACGCGGAAGGCGTATTGCTTGCCAAAATGAGCGAGCGAGCTGAAACCTTCATGCTTGGCCTGACCGCAACCCAGCGGAAAGAGTTTGCTGAAATTGTTGGTTCAGTACCAACCCGAATGAGCTTCGGCGAAATTGGTGGTCCGGGTGATGCACCTGAAACCGACCTGATGGCCCGATTAGATACCGCCATCGAAAAGAAAATGAGTGAAGACAAAACACTCGCGTACGCTGCAGCAATGTCAAAAGTTTTCTCAGAAAACGCTGAGATGGCCAAAGAGTACAACAAGGCATACATGGTGTAAGCCGTCATTATTTAACTAATTTCTGAAATATGAGTCAGTACCAAACAGAGCCAGAACGAACCTTCGCAGCTGGTGAAGCGATGCCTGCAGCGTATCACCTAGTGAAACTAGCGACTGCAGACAACTCAGTCGACCTTTGCGACACGCAAGGGGAAGCCGCAATCGGAGTAAGCCAAAACGATGCGTTGATTGGTGAAGCGGTCCTAGTACGATACGCCAACACTTCCAAGGTGGTAGCCGGAGCGGCAATCGCTAAGGGCGCGCAAATTACAGCTGGAGCCGACGCTCGAGCAGAAACTGCAGCAGCCGGTGACATTGCATTCGGAATCGCCCTAGAGGCGGCCGGAGCCGATGGAGAAGTGATCGAGGTGTTATTCACACAGCACCGGAATACAATTGCTTAATAATTAATTGAATACATTATGCCAACACGCGCTCAAATGATCATCGACCCAGCATTGAGTAATATCTCAACCCGCTACAGCAACGATGACTTCATCGCCGAAAAGATTGCACCAATCGTGACGGTCAAAGTGAAGAAAGGAAGATACTACATCTATGACAAGAGCAACTTCCGAGTGTCCGATTCACTTCGAGCAGCCGGGTCGCCGTCAAACGAAGTAGGGTATGGACTAAGCCGGGACGGATTCTCAACCGCTGACCACGCGCTAAAAATGCTGGTAGAGGATGACATCCGAGAGCAGCACGATGACGCCCTGGAACCAGAATCAGATGCAACGCAGAACCTGACCGACCGTCTGATGGTTGGTAAAGAAAAAGCGCTGGCAGACTACATGAGCCTGACAGCAAACATCACGCAAAACATCACGCTCGCAGGTAATGACCAATGGTCCGCCTACGCAACTTCTGATCCATTTGGTGATGTAAAGCTCGCTCGAAGTACAGTGAAGGGCGCAACCGGTAAAACTCCGAACACTATGGTCCTTGGACAAGAAACGTTCGACACATTGTCAGAGCACCCGAACGTAATCGAGCGAATCAAGTACAGCCAAATGGGAGTAGTGACAGAAGAGATCCTTGCGCGAGCATTCCATGTTCAGCAAGTATTGGTAGGGTCAGCGGTATCAAACTCTGCAACTGAGGGCGCTGCTGATAGCCTTGGATACATCTGGGGCAAGCACGCTTGGTTGATTTACGTATCACCAACGCCAGGCCTCCGACAAGTAACGTTCGCGTGGACATTTAGCTACAAGACCCGAAAGGTGAAAAAGTGGCGAGATGAAGACCGGGAAGGAACGTACGTCCGAGTAAACCACGAATACGTGCAAAAGATTGTAGCCGCCGAATGCGCCTACCTTGTACGAAACGCGGTAGGATAGCCATCCGCCGGGACCCGGTCCCGGCCATGCAATTAGGATCGACCGATTGCATGGCTGGGGCCAGGTCCAACTATTAAAAAACAAATAAGCAACATAAACATGTCTGAAAATCAACTAGAAACGTACACAGTGCTTTCACCGCTAAAGTACAACGGCCAGCTATACCAAAAAGGCGAAACCGTCGAGCTGGATGCAGAAACCGCCGAGGCGCTAGTCTCTGGCAAGAATCCAACTGCAAAAAAGGGCAAGTGGCAGCTCGGCGATAAGGAGGTGACTGAAGAGCCACAACGATCAAATGAACCAGTGGCCAAAGAACGGGTCCAGGGTGAAACGGCTGCCGGTGAAGTAGCAAATCCAGACGGCACACCAAACCCGAGCACATTCGGAAATACTGAACTGAACGATGATGAAATCGAAACCGTCTAGCTATTAACAAATAAAAACCAATAAAATATGCCTACATTTTTATGGGAACTACAAGGCACAACCGACACCACAATCGAAGCGACTGACATCGTGCAGTTTGCTGGAGCAGCCGGCTTTGATGCAGCGGTGA